GATCTATAGGAGGGTAAAATGGAAATTTTTAAAACTGAAAGTGTTATACAAGTCAGTCAGTTTGAAATCAGAGTTCTGATTTTCGGGGTTCAACTTTATTTAGAGGAATTTCTCAAGCCTAAAGGCAGTAACGATGAAAGCAGTGGCATCACTTCCATATCTGAGTTTAAAAAACAAAATTCAGAGGCGTTTAATTTGCTCAGGTCACTTTATTCTATTTCTGGTCTAATCGACATTTATGAAGCTTTTTTACAGAGACTTCAGACAAAATATGGCTTGATAGGAGAAGGAAATGATTAAACGATTAGAGGGTATCAATCTTAACTTTAAAATGATTGACTGCTCAGCTCTCATCTGCGGTCGATGCGGGAATAGTTACGTCGCCTTGACCGAGGGGTTTATCAGCCGAGCCTCTCGGCTGGGGTGGCGATGGGACTCAAAACAAAAAGCGCCTCTCTGCCCGGACTGCGTCAAAAAGATGAGAGAGGTGAAAAAAGGAGAGACTCGATGATAACAAAAGTTCCAGCCGACAAAATAAGTAAAGAGCTTACCCTGACCTGCGTTAGATGTCAGAGAGTTTTAAGACAGGCAGAGCCCGGCTTTTCTCGCTGGCGTTATGATGATGAGAATGATCAGGTGTTTTGCCCTGAGTGTATTTCCGATCTTAAAGAGCGTGAGCTCGACCAGGCGCTTAAAGAAGTTTTCGCTTTTATTAACGGGGCGAGATGGGCGTTGAGATTGACTGAGTTTTATGATGAGAAAAATAACACCGAGCCGCCGCCTCATATCGAGCAGGAAATCAAGGAAAAATTAAAAGAGATGATCTTTGAGGCAGTCAGGAAGGTTGAGTCAAAATATGGAGAGAGATAATGATTAACAAAGCGCTGGTGATTTTAAATTGTCAAAACAGCGACAGGGCGAGAGGCATTGATCCATGCGGGGTCAATTGTGAGTCCTGTCCTACCAATGAATTATGTCAGGAAATTAAAGAGGCTGTTAGACAGACTAAAAAAGACGATTGGAAACCATTAATAGAAATTCTGAGACGTGAGGATGATAAAGCAAGAAAACAACTTGAGGATCTCAAGGCAGAAATAGAATCAGTTCTCAATAATCTTGAATATCTAATGCTAAAGAAAATTGAAGAGACTTTAAGAGCGGTATGGAAGGTAGGTAAGCCATGATTACACGGGTCTATCTCGACATTAGTCAGCCCGAAGGGTTTTATGAGTCGATAATCATCCCGTCTGATAGCGATGTATATTATCGGCGCCGGGCTGATTGTTTTGAATTTGAGCAAGCGTCTTTATCTGATGGTTTCTGGAAATATCAACCTGACCATGACCTCGACCCTTCCGACACCTTTAGTCCCGGGAAAGCTCTACGCCCATATAAACCAGAATGGCTACGCTTACCCTCGCCACAAGCGGCCTTTAATAAACAATTTATCGTCGTTGAATGTGCTGATGATTGTTTTAGATATGACAATGATTTATTACACGCGATAGAGCGAGCGGCGAGAGATCACTTAGGTCAAGGGAGGTTGTAAATGGGCTTAGAGGATTATATCAAAGCGAGAGATGAGGAGAGAAAAAAATTGATGTTTGAGTTTAAGGAAACTACGGCCACAATCTGGGTCTCAGCCAGACGTCAGGTTTTTAGACGTCACACGACCGAGCTTCTCATCATCACCGATCAAGGTGTTATTTTTATAAAAGAGCCCGGCTCAGATCAATTTTTAGTTTTCACCTGCCATGACCTTGAGGGTGAGCTGATTGACATGCCCTTTTTCCCTGACATCTGTCTTAAGTTTTCGCTTCATCGTCGTCGTCTTAAACTTAATGACATTCTTACGGAGCTCGAGAGCTTTATTAAGGCTCTGCTCAGTAAATCTCTAAAGGAGGATCAGTTATGATCTCAGCGCGAAACATCGACGAGGCAATCTTTGAGTTAAAGTTATTTATTGAGATTTCAAAAAAATATGCTGGTGAAATTCTCGATGAGTTAAAAAAGGCAGTCAGTAAATCAATCCCAGATGTAAAAACGAAGTTTCTTGACGGCGATCCAGGCAAATTGTTTTTTGAATGCGATAACTTTGAATTCGAGGCAATCAGCTCTGAGGACATTGAAAAAAATTATAAAACACTTTCCGAAGTGATAGTCGAGGTTTTTCCTGATCTCGACGGCTTGGTTTTTGATGACCGGATTTTTCTTAACCGACGGCTTCAGGCTAAGATAAAAAAATCACTTAAAGACCTTAAGGAGCGAGGTGAGCTATGAAAAAATATTATTACAAAGTAACGCTGGTCTGGGGGTTAAGATGACAATTAAAAACAACCGCCGTCGAGGCAAAGACTTTGAGCGGCGGGTTGCCCGCCGGGTCGGCGGCCGACGCCTCGGCACTCTCGGTGGAGTCGACGTTGTCACTGACCGGCTGAAAATCAAACTGAACGACCGAGAGGCCGGCCTCGCCATAGAGTGTAAATCACGATATCGCCTGCCTTCCTTACTCACCTCGGCCTTTACTCAGTGCGAGCGTTACTCAGGCTCAGATATCCCGGCCGTCTGTCTGCATGAGACGGGTAAGCGTCAGGACAGCGACCTCGTTGTTTTAAGGTTCCCAGATTTTATTTCAATTTTAAAAGCACTTACTCGACTAAACGAGGGTGGCGATGTCTCTGGAAAAAAATAAAGTGTATAATCTCGATGCGATAACAGGTCTCAGATTACTTGCTGATGAGTCGGTCGACACGATAATCACTTCGCCCCCTTACTACGGGCTCAGAGACTACGACAAAGCTAAGACAATTTTCGGGGGTGACCCCGACTGCGCTCACGACTGGATTGAGGCTGATCACCAGACCTGCTCAAAATGCGGCGCCTGGCTGGGTCAGCTCGGGCTCGAGCCAGACGTCTCTGGTTATATCAGTCATCTCGTTATGATCTTTAGCGAAGCCTGGCGAGTCTTAAAACCGACCGGTTCACTCTGGGTCGTTATCGGTGACTCTTACTCGGGCTCAGGTATCGGAACGAATGACTACCGGACGCCGGCGAGCCGCTCGATAAATAAATCAAGCAAGCCGCACCCGAAGGTCTCAGTTACTCAACGATTAAAGTCTGTTAAGGCAAAGTCGCTGATCCTGATACCTCACCGCTTCGCTCTCGCGATGAGCGAGGCTGGGTGGATCGTGAGGAACGAGATTATCTGGTATAAACCTAATACAATGCCCGAGAGCGTTAGAGATCGCTTTACAAGAGATTTTGAGCATATCTTTTTTTTTACTAAAAGTAGACGATATTACTTTCAACAATTACTCGAGCCTCTCTCACAGGGCGGGCTCGACAGGGTTAAGACGTTTGTTAAGAATGGTGAGGTTTTTGATCCTGAGCGTCATAAAACAGACCCGAGCGGTAGAACTCAGAGCCCGATGGCGATCCTCTCGGCTAACGCCGAAAAACTCTTAAAATATCCTTTTCGAAATAAACGAGCGGTCTGGCGGGTCTCGCCCGGCGGTTATTCAAAAATCCACTTTGCGGTTTTTCCCGAGTCACTCGTTGAGCCGATGATTAAATCAACCTGCCCTCAGCTCATCTGTCAGAGATGCGGTTATCCATATCGGGTGATATATCGTCAGACTGAGCGAGAGCGTCGCGGGTTTAAGGATGGCGACAAGAGGAATAATGTTAAACGAGGCGATGGCCGACAGGGGATCTCTGAATGGTCTACGCTTGACTCTGATAATTTTAGCTATGAGGGTTTTGATGATACCTGCAGTTGCGGATCAGAGACAAGGCCGGGCCTTGTCGTTGACCCGTTTATGGGCTCAGGAACGACGGCGGTGGTCGCTCTAAACCTCGGCAGAGATTTTATCGGTTTTGACTTGAATCCTGACTATGTTAAAATCGCTGAGGAGAGAGTTGAGAAAACAAAGCACGGGCTTCAGCTCGGGCTTAATTTAATAAGCGGGGCTAATCATGGTTAAACTATCTTATGAGTTATTCGGGTTTATCTTAATTTTAGCATCCGGTATCTCTCTCTTTATCGGCATATTGATCGATAAGCCGAAACGAGAGAAGCCGGGAAAGGCGATTCGGGAACTCGAGTTTAAATTGAAATGCTATCAATCCGACGTCCGCCGCTTGCAGAGTGTTATAAAAGAGCTCAGGGCGAGGGCTGAGGCGGAGGCTGAGCCTGAGTATAATAACCGCACGGGTCATCGTCGATAGCGCCTTCCATCCACCCTGCGTCTAATGAGCAATCTAAGGCCGGGTGACATTAGCAACGAGGATATCAATCGGATTCTGCTGGGCGTTCTGGTTGTGATGATGAAAGATTTCTTCAAGGGTAGCGCCCGTCAAAAAGAAAACGCCCGCATCTGGCTTTTTGATGATGGCCCGCCGGGTGACGGCATCTCGGCAAAGCTTGTCTGCGATACCCTGAATATCGACCTTGAGTGGCTGCGTGAGCTGGTTCTCCGCCACCCTCAAACATTGATTCCACGAGACGCTATGCATCGGCCATATAAACGTTCAAAAGCTGAGCGGGATAAATACCGAATGAGGTCAAAAAAAAAGAGGGATAGACAAACACAGGTAGGCCAGAATATAATTAGCCCGGAGCTTTGTAATGACCTCAATAAGAAATCTTAATCGGCTGCTGATGGTTTCCCGTCAGGTTAAGTCTCAGTTTTTTATCACTGCAATTCGTGACGACGGGTTTGAGTTTGTCGTCTTAGCGTCAGGAATTCCGGTTAAGTCGTTTATCGCTGACTACGCTCTCATCGGTGAGGCGTGGCGGCAAAACGGCGGACGCTGGTCTCCTGATAGATATAATCTCTTACAAGAGGAGGCTTAAACTATGAGAAAATGGGTTCTTGGTATCTGGTCAGTCATTGTCGCATTTTTCGCGCTGTTCGGTGTCGACCTTCATCTCTTAACTGATATTAACACCTTACCCGTTATCGCCGGACTTCTTGTCATCGGCGTCTGGATTTTTACCGAGGCAAAACAGGATCTTAAAGAGCTTAAGGAAGGCATCGCTCAGACAAATAAATGGAGCGACCCGTCTTTCTGGACAGCGGCTATCGTCGGGGTTATCGTTCCTCTACTCGGTCTTTTTAACGTGTCAATCTCTAATGAGACAATCTCTACTATCTCAGCTATCGCCGCCGTTATTGTTCCTGTTTTATTGAAGCTCTTTAGACGCCGAGCGGCAGAATGAGATGGCGACTTCACGCTCAAGGATAATCGACTTTATCGTTATCTGCCTCGCGGTTTTAATCGTTGTCATCGGGCTCAGGCTTATAAAAGCGCAGGTCTCAAAACAGGTGGCCGAGCTTGAGGCCGCTCAGGCTGAGCTAAGAGCGGCTAATAAGGCACTTGACGCCGAGATTAAAAAACGAGACGCGGAGATTGCGGCCTCTACGGCCGCAGTGATAAAACTAACGGCAGACCTTGATAAAGCTAAAAGGCAGACAGCCGAGGCTCAGGCCGCTCTTAACTATGTCAAAGATTCCTATGAGAAAAAAACCACTACTGAGCTGACCGCAGAGCTAACTACGGCCGGCGTTGAGGTCACTTACTCGCCGGCTCTCGGGCTCTATACGTTACCAGAGCCCTCAGCGCGGACTCTGGCTCTGTCATTTTTTGAGCTCAAGGCTCTGCGACCCGCTTATGAGGCCGTTGTCGCGGAGAGCGAGAAGAAAGATCAGCTCATCACTGAGCTTAATCGCCTCGCCTCAGCCTCAGCCTCAGAGATTACAGCTCTAAAGGAACGCCTGAACCGCGAGGCGGCTCTCTCGGCCTCGCTCAGTTCAGAGGTTGCCCTGTTAAAACGTCAGTCGTCAAAAAATAAGCAGTGGGCTTATCTCGCTCTCGCCGGGATGGGCTTAGCCCTCGGCGCCGCTATTGCTAAATGAGGAGATAAAGTTATGACCGCTCACGTGTCAATTGTCGAGGTGATTAACGCTATCGCCACGCTGATCCTGGCCGGGCTAATCGCATGGTCAAAATTTAAAACTGACCGCTCTGATAAACGCGACGGCCTCTGCGGGGCTGATATAGAACACCGATTACAAACTATCGGTCAAGAACTCAATCACTTAAAATGGAGCATTGAGGATGTCAGAGAGCGGGTGATGAAGCTCGAGATGTCGGTTGAGGGGCTGAAAAAATGACTAAGGCGAAGGCTAAGCATCCGGGAGGCCGACCCTCGAAATTAAAATCTCTCGATATGTCTGAGGTCGAGCGTCTGGGTGGACTCGGCCTGACGCTCGAAGAGGTCGGTTATGTCCTCGGGGTTACCACCCAGACAATCCATAACTGGAAAAAAAATCCGAAGTTTTTTGATGCTCTAAAAAAGGGCAGGGCTCAGGCTGATAGCCGAATAAAGCAGAGCCTCTATCAGCGAGCACTTGAAGGTGACGTGACCGCTCAGATTTTCTGGCTCAAAAACCGAGATCCGAAAAACTGGGGCGATAAGCGTCAGCTTGACATCAGCTCAGACGACAGCTCAGAGGTCGTGATTAAAGTCGTTAAAACCGAGTCTCAAGGGGCAAAGAAAGATGGCGATTGAGATCATCGTCGGAGAGCGGTTTTATCCGCTCTTTAACGTGACCTCCCGCTATCTCGTGATGATGGGGGGGCGAGGGTCGTCAAAGACCGAGACCGCCGCTCGAATCCTGTTTTACCGGGCTCTCCGCCGGCGTCATCGATACCTTGTTATGAGGAAAGTCCGCCGGACGCTAAACGACTCAGTCGTTGAGGTCTTTAAACGATTTTTTACCCAGCAGGGCATCCCGTTTGAGCATCATATCGCCGAGCAGGTGATGACCTTCAAGTCACCCGCCGGGTGGTCGGAGATACTTTTTCGCGGGATTGATGAGCCCTCAAAAATAAAATCGATTAAGGGTATCACCTCAGCCTGGCTTGAGGAGGCGACCGAGTTTTCGAAAGATGAGTTTGAGACGATCGACCTCTCGGTCAGAGAGGCTGAGGCCGATTATCTCCAGCTCATCCTGACCTTCAACCCGGTTGAGAGCGATGCGCCGTGGCTCAAAGAGAGGTTCTTCGGTGCGACACCTGATCCCGACGCTTGCGTTCACCGCTCGACGATTCTCGACAATCCGAACCGTGAGGTGGTAAGGCGCTATTTACCGATCCTTGAAAAGCTAAAGTATCAGAGCCCTGAGATGTATCAGATAGCCCGGCTCGGTGAGTGGGCTCGACCTGAAGGCGTTATCTTTGACTGGCCGGTTGAGCCTCTGCCCGCTGACATTAAGTTTGACTCGATATTTTACGGGGTCGACTTTGGTTTCTCGATTGACCCGGCGGCCGTCGTCAGGGTCTACCGAAAAGCCGATTATTACTGGGTTGAGGAGCTCATCTATGAGCCTGACTTAACTAATCAAGACCTCGCTAAAAAGTTAAAAGATTTCGGAGTCGGGCCGCGTGACCGGCTCTACTGCGACGCCGCCGAGCCGAAGTCAATTGCTGAGCTAAACCGGCTCGGGCAAAGAGCCCTTCCTGCACCTAAAGGGCAGGACTCAGTCAGAGCTGGTATAAATTTTATGAGGTCGCTCAAGATCAGAATCGTTCAGGGCTCGCAGAACCTTTATAACGAGATGAGGTCTTACTCGTGGCGTCGAGACCGCTCAGGTCAGTTTACCTCTGAGCCGGTTGAATACAAAAACCATCTTATCGATGGCACTCGCTATGCTATCACCGGCGAGGCTGACACCTTGAGCGCAGGCGTATCGCGTGTTATGATTATCGGAGGTTAGATTGATGGATAATGAAAAAACAGGGTCAGCGAAAGATCAGTCAAGAGTTTTAATATGGACTTCTAAGGGTAAGGCCGTTCCGTTTAGCCGGGCGACCCAGCTCAAAGTGGCTAAGTCATCAAAACAGCTAACGTCACGAGAGCTCGGGTCGCTCGGTCTTGTCGCCCGACCTTATGACCCCTCTAAGTTTCTTGAGGTGGTCGAGTCTAACGTCTATGCTGATAGATGCGTCAGACAGACCGCTCAAGACGCGACAGGCACGGACTGGAACATCATCAAAGAAGTTGACAAAGACGAGAGCCCGGCCGAGCAGAAAATACTTAATGAGTTTTTATATAACGCTAACTCTGAGGGTGAGTCTTTACTCGACGTTTTTGAGAAGGCGATCATCGATCTTAAAAGCATCGGCTGGATGACACTTGAAGTCGCACCCAGACCGGGTGGATTATTAGAGGTCTACCACGTCCCGGCTCACACGATTTATGTCCATAAAAATAAAGAAAAATTCTGCCAGATTAGAGATATACGCCGGGCATGGTTTAAGCGGTTCGGGTCTAAAGATGATATAACGCGGTCATCGGGGGAGCTCATCAAGGCGTCAACGCCGCCTGATGACATTGCTGACTCAATGATTTATTATCGCTCTTACTATCCGAAAAGCGACTATTATGGGGTGCCGCCGTTTATCGGGGCGCTCGGGTCGATACTCGGGCTCATCGCCGCCCGGGATTACAATCTCTCATTTTTTCAAAACTACGGGATGCCGCTCGGGTTTATTATCCTTCAAGGTGACTGGGAGGAAAACTCAGATCAGGCGCTCAAAACATATCTGACCGCTGAGCATGGCGGCGTCGTCAACGCTAATAAAGCCGCCGTGATAAAGGTCGCCTCAGGCTCATCACTTCAGTGGATACCGATTTCAGCCGAGGCTAAAGAGGGTCAATTTCGAGTCTATATCAAAATGCTGAGAGATGAGGTTCTTTCGGCTTACGCTATGCCGCCTTATCGGATCGGTATCGCTGAGACCGGCGCTCTGGGTGGCTCGACTGCAATCGAGTCGACAAAAATTTATTACCAGAGTGTTATACGCCCGCTTCAAAGAGTCATCGAGACAATCACGGGTCAACTCATCAAGGCGATGGGCATCAGCTCTTACTATGTCGAGCTCATGCCCGCCGACGTGAGAAATCTTGAGTCTGTCGCTGAGATATACGGGAAGTTTATCGACCGGGGCGTGATGTCGCCGAACGAGGTCAGAGACAAACTTGACCTCGGTGACCCGTATCCGGGTGGTGACAGCCACTACATCTCTGCCTCGTTTATTCCCGTCGACGCGCCGGTTGAGAAAGAGGCTGAGACGTCTGATAGTGAGTCGGAACCGGCTATCTCAGGGGGCGACGGGGCTGACGACATCGAGATTCTGCTTGAGATTAGAGACAAGCTCAAGGCGCTCTCTGAGCCAGCCGCCGGGGGGTGAGTGATGATTGATACTGATTCAGCCCGGGCTCTGCTCGCGCTAATCAATGACGTCTTATCAGAGCGTATCGATAAGGCTCGCGGTTTTACCCGGGCTGACCTCGAGCGGTTTAAGGCGACCGCGGTCAAGTGGTTTCGCTCTCTGCGCTCGACCTTACCGACTGAGATCCGAGACGTGAGCGACATCGACAGCGTTTACTATGACTGGCTTGAGAAGGGTAAAGAGCTGTTCGCCGCCGAGTATATGAGGCTTGGTGAGCGTGTTAGAGGCTCGGTGAGGCCGGCGCCGGCGGCTAAAAAAAAGCGAAAAGCCAGAATTCAGCGATTAGCGGCTAATTATATCCGGGAAAATCGCCCCAGAATCGCTCAGGTTCGACGATCTCAACCGGCCTCGATAGTTTATAAGGGGCGAGATAAAGCTATCACCCTTGTCGTTACTAAGCTGGAATCATGGGAGAAATACTCACGACTTGCGGCCTCCCGGGTGACCTCAATCGCCGAGACTACCCGGCTCGCCCTTCAGGGTATAATCGCCGAGGGTCTGCTAAACGGCTGGACAGGTCGAGAGATAGCCTCTCTCGTCAAGGTCTCGGTCGGCGTTAATGACCGGCAAGCGAGAGCTATCGCCCGACTCAGAGATGAGCTGATTGCTGATGGTGAGCCTGAGTCTGAGGTCAGACGCTCAGTTGAGGCTTACGCTGACGACTCGCTCTTATACCGAGCCGAGATGATCGCCCGGACAGAGAGCCGATATGTGCTGTCTGAGGCTTACCTCGACGATATTGAAGGCGCTGGTTACAGCCAGGCTAAGTATCTCGCCCTTGAGGGGGCTTGCGATGAGTGCGACAGCTATGACGGCGAGGTCTTTGACATCAGCGACGCTGAGGGTCTGATACCAGTCCACCCGAACTGTCGCTGTCAATGGCTCGCCGCTGAGTGACAAAAAGAGAGGTAAAAGATGAGGATTGAGGAGATAACGACCGAGTCAATCAGGGGCGTCTCTGACGCTGAGTTAAGGAATCTCCGTTTTCGCTTTATTCAGCTCTGGGCAAAAATGACCGACCCGGAAAAACGCCGAGAGTATCTTGAGCGCTATAAGACCCTCATTGATGAGTTTGACCGCCGCGAGCTTACCCGGGGGCGTTACCCGATTGATGAGGCGCTCGAGAACTACCGCCGGTCTAAAGGGCTCTCGGCTGGGTTTTCAGATATTGTTACCATTCCTGAGTTTGTCTCAATCGTCGGGTCGTTCGTCGAGACGCCAGCCGAGGCTCGCGACGTTGACCTGTTAATCCGACAGCCGGAGCGTGACGAGTCACTTGAGCGAAAACTGATGAAGGTCGTTGAATCGACAGGTCTGGCGCCGCACTTTATTTATGAGCCCTCCGGGCCGCACTCGTCTTACATCCCGCTTTTTGATCTGATCCTTCGCTCTCGACCATTTGAGGTGAGAGAGGTCGCAGGTGATCAAGTAGCACAGGCCGGCGCCGCTCTCGCTTCAAGCGTCACTGCATATCAAACCAGCGATGTTAATAAGGCTGAGGTGCTGACCTTTGATAAGCTGGGAAAATATCCACTACCGAAGCCTGCGATGGCCGGTATCACCGAGGCTCGGAGCGTTGAGGCTTTAGCCGGATGGTGCGAGGGTCGAACATTTGTCGTTGAGCCGAAGCTCAACGGGTATCGGGTCTCAATCGGTAAAAAGGGCGAGAGCGTTAAGATTATTAGCGACGGCCTCGATAACCGAGCCGGGTCTTTCCCGGCTGACCTGATTGATTATCTCCGCTCAATCCCTCACGACTTTATTATTGACTCAGACGTCGGGGTCGAGCGGGACGGCAAGCGACTGCCTCGAGTCCAGCTTGCCCGGCTAAACGCTGATAAAATTGAGCTCGATGAGGATGAGCGCCTCGTTATCGTCGTCTTTGATCTTGTCTGGCTCGACGGCGTTGACCTTCACCTTGAGCCCTTCTCTGAGCGCCGCCGTCAACTCGAGCGGTTTATGTCGGGGTTAAAAGATGGTGAGACTTTCCGCTTTGAGCTCGTTCCTGAGTCGGCGCCGATGACCTCACTCGTTGACCTCAAAAAAGCATTTGACCGCTTCTCAAAATTACCTCAGAGCGAGGGCATCGTTGTAAAAGATGTGACCGGCACTTATCCGCTAAATGGCGTCTGGGATTCGGTGGCTAAACTAAAAAACGCCGCTGAGTTTAAGGTGATAGTTTTAGCGGTCGAGAAAACAAAAGATGGAAATTTCGTTTATGAGGTGGGCGTTCTGCCGGGCGACTTCGGGGCTCAGAACTTAACTGAGTTTGAGGGTAAATCTTACATTGATCTCGGGAAAACGATGGCCTCATCAATCGAGGCTAAACCGGGCGACGTCCTGACGATCCAAGCTCTCGAGATTATACCGCTCGTCGAGGATGGAACGAACCGGCTTGTTTTTCAAAACGCCCGGGTGATTGATATCGACCCGAGCCGACAGACGCCGTATTACGCCGAGCAGGTCGTTGACATTGCCCAAGAGTTTAACGTCTATCAAGTGCTCAAGGCTGAGTCCAACATCGACTTTGAGGCCGGCGATCAGGGCCGAGGCTGTCTCCAGATTCACATTATGGGTCTCAGTGAGGATGAGGCTAAGACTCTTAAGGCGGCTGAGACCGGGATTATGGTCGCCAGATTAGACCTGAAAAAACTTAGAGAAAAACTGCTGTCGGTCATCGGCAACCATGGCTGTCATCTTGACTTGAGGCTCGTTAGAGACGGCGATGATTACTTTGAGGGTGCTGAAATTTTCACGGGAAACATCGATGGGCTGTCTAAATTTACGGGTCTCGATCAGGGTCAAAAACTGCGGGCTGATTTTAAAGTGCCTCAGGTCGACGAGCCTCAGGCCGAGGTCGTCCGCGGCCCCGACGACTGGCTCAATGTCGGCGCCCGCTCAATCGCTATCTTTGAGCCCGGAGAGGTGGGGGCGTTCTCTAAGACATGGTCAGCGATGATCCGGCTCGATAGTTTTAGATGGGAGCTATACCTCGCCGAGCCTCACGCTAAAAAATTACATATCACCGACCGGGTCTTGAGCGGGAATTACCTTTTTGCTTATGTCCCGGTCTCGCCTCGAGAGCGGGTCTGGATGATATCGAAACTCAAAGATGATGACTTTGAGCAAGAGACAAAGTCAGCCGAGGTCGAGGTTGAAAAAGTCCGTCAGCCCTTCGGCTCGCCGGGTGGTAAATCTCGGTCAGCTCAGCTTATCATAGACTATCTACCCGAGCATCGAGTCTACGTTGAGCCCTTCGCAGGGGGTGCGGCTGTTTTCTGGAATAAACGCCCGTCTGACCTTGAGGTGTTAAACGACAAAGACTCAGACATAGCGTTTGCTTACCGCTTTATCAAAAACGTGACTGATGAGCAGAAAAAACGTCTTGCCCGGAAAAACTGGGTCGTTGATGAGGAGACTTATAAACGGCTGTTAAAATTAGAGACCGCTGATCCTGTCGAGCGGTTTTATAAGATAGTGTATTTAAAGCGCGGCGGGTTTAGCGGTGACCCGATGGCGTCAGCGATGCCGGGTCACGTCGGTCGTCATATAAATATCATCGCCGACCTTGAGCGTTACAAGGCGAGGCTCAAAGACGTCGTGATAAAAAACACTGACTATTCAAAAGTCATCGATGAGTTTGATGACGACGATGTCGTGTTTTACATTGACCCCCCTTATCTCAACCAGAGCCAGAAGGGCTTTGCTTATGAGTTTAAAGAGGGTGACTGGGCTGAGCTCATTGAGCGGTTAAAATCAGTTAAGGGAAAATTCTTATTAAGCTCGGGCTCAAAAATCAAAGAGGCGCCGGCCGCATGGGATGTCAAACGTTATAAGGTCGAGCGGCAGATAAATCAGCCTGGTCAGCGTGAGCATAACACGGCCTGGGAATACCTCTATGCTAATTTTAAACTGACTAAACGAGGTCTTTATCATCTGACTGACGTGGATAAGGGCGTCGCTCAGCCGTTTGGGTCGCCTGGCGGCGGGGGTAAAAAGTTTATCGCCGGGATGATTGTAAAAAACATTCCTGATCACCGGACTTACGTCGAGGCGTTTGCCGGCGGGGCGGCGGTTTTCTGGCGAAAAGATCCGAGCGAGGTCGAGGTCTTAAATGACAAAAATCCCGAGGTTGCCTTCGCTTACCGGTTTATCAAGTCACTAACGACAGAGTCAATCGAGCGACTTAAGAAGTTTGACTGGATCAGTCGAAGGAAAAAGTTTAACGAGCTCATCGCAGATAAGACAAAACCAGCCTCAGATGAGGAGCGTTTTTATCGATTCTATTACACGCTAAAAGCCTCTTACCGAAACTCTCAGTCAGCCTTCTCACCCGGGCGAGCGGCGGGTCATAGCCTCGAGCCTGATTATAACAGGTTGTTAAAGGCTAAAGAGCGACTCAAAAATACAAAAATTTTAAACCGCGACTATAAAGACGTGATCAGAGAGTTTGACTCAAAGCAGACCTTCTTTTTCCTTGACCCACCTTATCCTGACGAGTGGGGGGGCAAGGATTTCGGTTTTGACGTGTCTGAGTTTGCCTCGGCGGTTAAGTCGATTAAAGGTCAATTTATGATCACCTTAAATGACACGCCTGACAACCGGCGGCTTTTTAAAGACTATATCTTAAAAGAGATTGACGTGCCTCGTATCTGGCAACCAGAGATCGGCGTGGTTAAAGACTCTGAGCTGTTAATCACTAACTACCCGTTCAGGCTAAAAAAAGAGGCTGAGCTAAAATCCTATGAGGTGAAACTACTCAAGGGCTCGGCTGGCGATGGCGATGAGCACATCGTGACGGGTGTCGTCTATGAGCCCGAGAAGGTCGACGCTCAGGGCGAGTATACTGACGCTGATGAGATCCGAGATGCGTGTTACCACTTTATGGAGGCCGGGGCGAAGTTTAAACTCAACCACTCAGGCGAGCCGCTAAAATCGGTCAAGTTACTTGAAAACTACATCGCCCCGGTGACGTTTGAGCTCAACGGCGAGGTGGTCAAAAAAGGCTCATGGCTTATGACGCTCAGAGTGCTTGACCCCGAGCTCTGGCAGGCTATCAAAGAGGGCAGGATTACAGGTCTCTCGATGGCTGGTTACGCTTACGTTGAACCGACCGCTTGACAAAAGCAGGTGGTCGGGTGGAGAATATCAGCGGACGTGAGGGTCGCTCACTCACCGAGCCCGCTCGACGTCGAGATTATTCACTTGGAAGGTTAGCTCGGGAGATAGAGTGAGCGCGTGATGGGAAAAACAAAAGACGCCAGAAAACTCGTTGACCTCTCAATCGATGAGGTCTCACTCGTCGACCTCCCCGCTAATCGGCGAAAATTCCTTGTTATAAAATCGGAGGCTTTCATGGATGAGTTACTAAAACAGCTTGAGAAAATGATTGAGACTCCCGAGGGTGCGGTCGAGCGGCTTAAAGGTCTTGACGCTCAGACGCTCGAGGCGATTAAGTCGGCCGTTACGACTCTCGAGAAGGTCTTTGACGATCTACCCGATGATATCAAGGAGGCCGTGAGGGTGCTGACAAAATACGCCGTTTATGGTTACGGCTACCCACCCCCGGCTCCGGCTGAGCCCGCTAAGGCTGAAGAAAAAAAGTCTGACGACGATGCGGTCTCTAAGCGTATCGATGAGGTCGTCAAGTCGATCGAGGCTCTCTCTGAGTCTGTTAGCAAACGTCTTGAGGAGCTCGATTCAAAAATTAAAGCTATACCGGCCGTTAAGAAGTCGCTTGAGGGTGATGATGTTACGCCACCCGTGACGACTAAGTGGCCGAGTTTTTTTAGAGAGGACTAACAAAAATGACTAACAGCGAACTACTCAATAAAGCAGTCTTGAAGAAAGGGCTTCTGTCGACCATCACCTTCTCACCTGAGGAGGCCGACCGGTTCCTTGATTACGTTATCGATGAGAGCGTTTTTAAAAATAACGCCCGAATCGTGAAGATGACAAAGGCTCAGAAAAACGTCAGGGCTATCGGGCTTGCCGGCGGTGTCTTAAAACCGAAGTCAACGCTCACTGATAATGACATCATCAATACTTTAGCTAACGACCTGATCACTCTGTCGGCTAAGAAAGTCCGCGGGGCGATACTTGTTAGCGATGATGATCTTGAAGACGCACCCGAAGGTGACGCTTTCGTCGATCACCTGCTCGGGATCATCGCCCGTCAAATATCTAATGAACTCGACGGGGCTTATTATCTGTCAGAGCCCGGAGCTCCTGACGAGGCGTCGATGCTTGACATCTATGATGTCTGGCGTGGATGGCGTTATCGGATTCTATACGATACTAACGCTGTCGCCGGCGGGGCGACTATACTCGATGCTCGGAGCTCTTCAGACTTCACGCTTCATAGCGGCTATATCGCCGAGCAGAACAGCTCAGCGCCCTACCAGTGGGAGATCAAGTTTGCCAAGGCGCTCAAGAAGATGCCGGGTAAATACAAGAAGCTGGGGCTCGAAAACTTCAGGTTCTTCGTCAACGACCAGATTGAAGCCGATTATGTTGATGCCCTGAGTGGTAGAGGCACGGCACTGGGAGATAAGATAATCCTTGAGGGCGGACAGGTTGCCTTCGGGAAAGTCCCCATCGTTAGCGCACCGCTGATGCCGGTTGACCTGCCCAATGCAGTCTCAGGTGGCGGGGCGAGCACCGTTGATCAAAACTCAGCGGCTGGACAGAATAAACTGTATGTCGCCTCAACCACTGGCTTTGCCAAGGGCGATAAAATCCTGATCTACAAAAAAGAAGTTGGCTACAAGCGGGAAATCGCTGAAGTAGATTCGGTAGCAGCGGGTGATTATTTGACGCTCAAGGACAATCTCATCTACACCCATCTGGCTACTGATGCTGAGGCCGTGACTGAAGTTACGCTCGATACCACTGACTGCCTGCTCACTCATAAAGACAATCTGATTATCGGTCTCCACCGGGATATCAAGATGGAAACTCAGCGGGATGCCAAACTCGAAGGAACAATCTTCTTCTACTCTCTCCGCGCTGATGTCGCCGTTGAAAATCTCAACGCCTGCGTGCTGATCAAGAACCTTAAAGTAAAATAATCAGTCAGGCTGATTTAAAATTCAATCTGGGTTAGAGAGGTGATGATGAATAACGATATAACTAAAACGAGACTGATTAAAGGTCTGGTCTCTGCAATNNTTTAAGTCGAGCGCTCGAGTGGTAAAAATGTCTCAACAGCAGAAAGTCATTCGGGCGATCGGGCTTGTCTCTAACGTCTTAAAGCCGAAGTCAACGATGATGACCTCAGACATCACCACGACGCTGGGCGCTGGGGCGATAACACTTAACGCTAAAAAAGTCAGGGGCGCCGTTTTAATCAGTGACGACGACCTTGAGGACGCGCCCGAGGGTGATGCCTTCAAGGATCATCTCTTAAAGATGATTGCTCGCCAGATATCTAACGAGCTCGATCGGGCTTACTATTTATCTGAGCCCGGGGCTTCGAGCGAAGCCGAGAGACTTGATCTTGAAGACCTCTGGACAGGGTGGCGATGGCGAATTCTTCACGAGCCAAACTCAATCACGGGTCAGGCTCAAGTGCTCGACGCTCGATTAGCCGCAGACTTTGCGCTCCACACTGGTTACATCGCTGAGCAGAACTCCGCGGCCCCATATCAGTGGGAAGTCAAATTTGGTAAGGCGCTCAAGGTCATGCCCGGTGCGTATAAGAAAAAAGGGCTTGAGAACTTTCGGTTTTTCGTGAACGATGAGGTCGAGTCTGACTACATCGAGGCGCTCAGCAGCCGGGGGACAGCTCTCGGTGATAAGCTAATCGTTGAGGGTGGAGAGGTGAGTTTCGGCAGGGTGCCGGTTATCGGTGCTCCGCTCATGCCGATAGATATGCCCGTCCCGACAGGTGATGAGCTCGCTGTCTCAGAGATTGAGGATGGCGAGGGTGTCTCGGCCGGTGGGACTACGCTTCACGTGAGCGACACCGGGGGGTTTGAAGTCGCCCAGCTAATCTGGTTTTACGACCC